AAAGTAGTGTCAAAGTTTAGAAGTCCCATTTATCGTACTTTAACCTTAGTAGTCCCATTTATCGTACCTTAAAACCGCCACTCACCTTTGCCCGTTAGTAGTCCGCTTTATCGTACTATTGCCGTTCTCCATCTAGCATTATACACTATGTAATAATTATTCCTAATTTTACAAAAAGTACAATCTGTATTATTGACTTTATACGGATTGTAAAGTATAATATAATCATAGGGAGCGAAAGGCACGAATGATGCTCCTAGGCCGTGGTCAGGCGCGTGAAGCGTTACGGATAGGTTTGCGTGACTGCTAGCTCATTTCCTTTCGCCACCCTTAACATGGTAGAACTCTTTAAGAGTAACGGAAAACTGGTCATTGGACGTTAATGGGGTTGTGCCCATTTCTACCACCACGGTTCAAACTATGAGCTTCATCCGGTGCAAAAGCCATAGAGCCGCGCTAACATGCCTGTTAGCTTGATGGTTACATAGGTTGTCATTTTCCTACTCCGCCATCCAAAAGGACAGCACAAGATGTTCGCAATCCAAGTTAATTGGAACGCTAACTCTAAGCATAATGGTCGCGTCCTCGGCTTAATATTAAATATGAAAGGAGTGTATTACAATGTCAATGTGGTGGGACTTAAAGAACACATTATCTTATAATGCGCTCTTTAATTTTGTAGTTGGTTCTCGTGGTTGTGGTAAAACTTATGGCTTTAAGAAATGGGCTGCTGAAGATTTTATCAAAAACGGGAATCAATTTATTTATATTCGCCGCTATAAAACTGAAATGAATAAGAAAGCCAAAGAAAATTTCTGGGCAGCTGTTGCTCATGAATTTCCTGACCATGAGTTAAAGGGAACGTCTGAAGGTGCTTATTACATAGACGGTAAGCTTGCAGGCCAAACCAGATATATTTCCTCTGCTAAATCTGAAGAACTCCCACTAGTTAATAAAATCTGCTTCGATGAATTTATCTCCATGGATGAAAGCCATCATGGTTATCTTAAAGATGAAGTAACATTTTTCTGCGAACTATACGAAACTATTGCTCGTATGCGCAGAGTGGTTGTATTCTTCTTTGGTAACGCTGTTACATGGGCAAACCCCTATTTCACAGAATTTGATATTAAAAAACCAATTAACAAAAAGCAAATCGCTACAACTAGAGAGGGCTTAGTCTTAATCCAAATTGCTAACAATGAAGAGTACATTGAAGCAAAAGAGAAAACTGACTTCGGCCGTTTGATGAAAGGTAGCAAGTTTGGTAAATATGCTGTTCACAATGAATTTTATCTTGATAGTGTAGTTGGCATTGCTAAGAAAACTCCTGAAGCTAAATATCAGTTTGGTTTTAAGATTCATGATGATTATTTAGGTTTATGGGTAGACTTCTCTTCTGGTAAATGTTATCTTTCCAGAAAATACAGTCCAGGTAGTGGCGTGATTTATGCGTTGACAAATGATGACCATGATTATAACACCATTTTGATTGCTCGCACTCCACGCCCTAACTGGTTATTATATATAATTAAACAATATCGGTTGGGAGGTTTGTATTGTGAAGATGAAACAATTAGGCGATACCTGATGGACATTTTGAAGATTGTAGGTGTATAATGTTAGGAGTTGAGTTTATGCCCTTTGTTATTGTTCTGGGTTTTATCATATTTGACATTCTAACAGGGCTGATTAAAGCAAAGCACGATGGTTCTTATAATTCCTCTATCATGCGTGAGGGTGGTTATCACAAGTGCATGGAGATTCTTGCTGTGGTAGGCTCTTATGGTATTGAATACGCAATGCAATATGTTGACCTTGGTATCCAGATTCCCCTTGTAGGTTCCGTGGTTACTTATATTTGCATTATGGAATTTATCAGCATTGTGGAGAATATGTGTGTTGTAAATCCTGAACTTTCTGCTCTGTTTAAGCCCTATCTGGAAAAACTTAAAGGAGATGAAGAAAATGAGGAAATCAAACGGTGATGTCCTTTTCTGTTGGCCTTTAGAGAAGCACATTATCACAGCTGGTTGGACTTATAATGACGGTTCTGCACACCATGCTATTGACCTGCGTGCTGCATCTTGTACACCTGTTTACGCAGCCGAAGATGGCACAGTAAATCAGGTACAGAGCTGGGATGGTAGAACCAAAACAGGGATGCAGTCTTATGGCAACATGGTTAGAATTAGGCATAACAATTATAATGGTTCTAAGTTGGAAACACGCTATGCGCACCTTAAAGAGTATCTCGTCAAAAACGGTCAATACGTTTACGAGGGTCAGCTTATTGGGTATTCTGGCGCAACTGGTAATTGCTATGGTGCACACCTTCATTTTGAAGTAATTTACCATGATATGAGAGTAAATCCTCTTAACTGGCTGGACAGTAATTTTTGTTGTGCAACACAGACAGTAGTTAAACATCTCGGTAATTACACTTCGGTTTCCAGAGAATCTACTAAAGGTGATTTTATTAAGATTCACGCAACTGGCGTTGATATGCAAGCAATTATTGCCCTCTGTGAGAATCTCAAACTTACTTATGAACGGAGTAATAAATAATGAAGACACGTGATGAAATTTCTGCAATGCTTGGTGGCTTTGTTGATGCTAAACCTGATGAACAAGGAACTCTGATTGCTGGCGTTCTTGATGAATTTGATGAATGTCGAAACGAAGCAGAACAATTTAGTAAAGGTTGTCCAGATGGTGCATCTAATTGGCATGAAGCCTATGATAATCTGCGCAAGGATTATGTTAAAGCATTTCTGAATGATGACAATAAGCCTAATGACGATTATCAAAAACCTAACGGCAATACAATTACCATTGATGAAGCTGCACAGGCTTTTGTCAAGAAAATGTTTGGTAGAAAGTAAGGCGATAAATTATGAGTAGACCATTTAGCTATAGTGACAAAAATTTTACTGTTATTGACAATGTATTGTTTGTTCATCTTAGATATGACGAATAAGCACCTGTTAACACAAGATTATGTGAAATTCCTCCAGCAATTTATGGCACCTTTATGCTCAAAGACATTTAAGGAGTTGATGATTTTATGACCTATTCCTTCCACAACCAGAATATGGGTACCCTCTCTAACCGCTGCCGCTAAAGGCAAACTCATTATTGATGGCACTCTGGATATTGAGTGCAATTATTAAGAAAGGATGATTCTATAATGGCTAATTCTTCTGCTGCTGTTGGTATTATTAAGGCTGTATTTGGTAGTAATGCTACTTTTGGTGGCGCTCCTAATATTGAAAACACTACTGACTCTATTAAATCCGCATGGACGTTTATCAATTCTTACGAACCCCGTTTAAACTATTTCTGTAATGCTCTGGTTGACCGTATTGGCCTGACCGTTATGCGTTACATTTCTTTTGAAGACCCTTGGCAGGTTTTTGATAAGGGTGTTCTGGGGACTGGTGCTACCGTTCAGGAAATTTATGTAATGATGCAGAAAGCAACCCCTTACTTCTCTGCTGACCGTGCTACTAATGATGAAGTTATGAAAGCTGAATTTGGTAGCGACCCCGCTGAGGTTTACACTGCTTACCATGCTGTGAACTCCCGTATTAAGTATAAGGTAACTGTCAACCGTGAAGCACTGGAAACTGCTTTCATGAGTGAAGCTAACCTGTCTGCCTTTGTACAGAATATTATCGACCAGATTTATAAGCCTGCTGAACTGGATGCTTTCATCATGAAGAAGTATCTGCTGTATCAGCTGGTAAAGAGCGATAAGCTTAAGAAAGTAACTGTTCCTGCTGTTATTGACGAAGCTTCCGGCAAGACCCTGGTTAAGAAGTTCCGCCAGATTTATGGCAAGATGAAGTTCATTTCTAAGGAATATAACGCTGCTGGTATTCCTATGAATACTCCGGCTGAACGTCTGTACACCATTGTTCCTGTTGATATTTCCGCTTCTATTGATGTTGATGTTCTGGCAAGTGCATTTAACATGGATAAGGCAGATTTCATGGGTCATCGTCTGGAAGTTGATAGCTTCGCTCTTAATGAGTATGAAGTGGAACGTCTGGAACATCTGCTTACTGGTAATGACCCCTCTGGCTCTGGTGCTGTCACTGTTGCAACTGGTGGCGATGAAACCTATACTCACGTTACCCCCGGCGATGAGGATATGGCCGCTATTCAGGCACTTATGGTTGACCGTGATTTCTTCCAGATTTATACTAAGCTGAACACCATGCGTGAAACTGACCTTGGCTCTACTCTGGATTGGAACTACTTCCACCATATTTGGCGTATCTATTCTGCATCTCCGTTCGCTAACGCTGTGCAGTTTACTACTAAAAGCTGAAACTTGACATTTTCTTGAGCCAATAGGCTTATCCTCCTAAGAACGTGGGGCGCGCATACGACATCACGCGTTGCTTATATGGCAGTTTACAAACAATGTATCACTGACCAAAGCACAATCAGAGTTTCAGCAGGTTATCCACATTATCCTGACGGTTCAGTTCATGGTGGTATTGACACAGTACACACAAATCATCAATCTTATGCACCAATGGCAGGTACGGTTGAAACAGCCCATACTTGGCAAGGTGGCACGACTGGTAACGATTCTTGGGGCAACTACATTGTAGTTAAAATGAGCGATAATAGCTATTGGCTTGCAGCTCATTTTGTTAGTCAGATTCATAGTGTTGGTGAAACAATTACTCGTGGTCAATATATTGGAGAACAAGGGCAAACAGGTAATGCTAGTGGTATTCATACGCATTGGGAATATTGGATAGGTGGTTATGGCACAGCTTACAGAACTAACCCCTCTGCTATTCTTGGTATTCCTAATGAAGTAGGTACATGGGATGTTGAATGGGATGCTACAAATCCACCAACACCACCTGGCCCTATTCCCACAACAAAACGTAAACTTCCAGTTTGGATGATGTGTAAACCACCCTACAGATTTTGAAAGGAGCGTGTTCTCCTTGTCAGGCTTAATGCCTGCCATATTGGCTATCGCCAATACCGGAGTGTTGCTTAAACAGTCCAATGGACTGTTCATTTCCACTTTATACAAGTTTTTATGAAAGGAGTGGAAAACGCAAATTGCCAAATATGCAACTTTATATCTGTAAGGGTATCCCTACAGATAAAACCTATAATCATGTGCTTAGGTTTCAGTCTGATTCCTCACGTTTTGATTATTTCACTTCCAAGTCCGTTCTTCATCTTACCAATTATACCTATCAGCGTTTAGACCGTTATTTGTCCATTGGTGTTAATGCTGAAACGATTGAACCGTGTAATTATATTGTATTTCAGAACGCTGACTTTTCTAATAAATGGTATTATGCCTTTATTGACAGGGTAGAATATGTTGCTAATGAAACCAGCAGAATCTATTTTACTATTGATGTAATGCAAACTTGGTTTAATCAGGTAACGTTACAGCCTTGTTTTATTGAGCGTTCTCATACAAACACAGATGAAATTGGTGATAATATCATCAATGACGAACTAGATACTGGGCCTTATATTGATGACATTCAGCAATATATTGATTTTGATAAGCGTATCTGCATTGTTACCACATTCGATAAGCCCGAAAAAGATTCCGCTCCTGCATCTGGCTCTTTACGATTTGGTATCTATTCAGGTTGTAAAGAAAACTTTTTTACCACAGCTGAATCTGCTAATGACTTTATTGCTAAGGCTGTAGAAGCAGGGCAAGCACCTGATGGCATTTTGGGAATTTATATGGTTCCCCTTACCTTTGACAGTGGTAAGTATGATAAGACTTTTGTAGTTCCTAATAATGTAGCTGGTTATGTCCCTAAGAATAATAAACTTTTTACATATCCTTATTTTTATCTCCGCTATTATTCTACACAAGGCGATAATCACGTTTTTCGTTTTGAACTTGGAGATAGAAAGAAAAGTCTGCATATTGGATACAACATAATGTCAAATGCCGGACAGACTACAGCAATGTTTGCGGCAGAGGATTATAAAGGCTCTACTGGTTATAATCAGGAAGATGTCTTTGCAATTAGCAACTGGCCTACTTGTGCTTATAACACTGATATTTATAAGGTATATGTAGCACAGAACTCTAGTTCCATGGCCGTTGAAAATGCAGGTTTGGTAGCTGGTACAATGTTTGCTGGTATTAACCTGCTGACCGCTCCAGCAAAAGATGTTCAGGCCATGACTGGTAAACATCCTGCTCTTTTCCCTGAGAATACTTATGGAGCTATTGAGGGCTTAGCCAATCAAATGCTTAACATTGCTGGCACACTTGCAAAGCGTGATGATATGGACAGATTACCACCACAGAGCCATGGTTCTGTAAGTCCTTATTTCCGTTTTACTGATTCTGATATTTTACCGACAAGGGATGCAAGTGCCCCATATGCTATGGCTAGTTATCATCATGTTACTAAAGAATTTGCAAAAGTTATTGATGACTACTGGACTATGTTTGGTTATCCCATTCACCAAGTTCAGGTTCCTAACATTGATTCTCGAAGAAACTGGAATTATGTTAAAACGCAAAACTGTTGTTGCTTAGGTGATGTACCTGCGGATGTTTCTACAATGATTAACGATATCTTTAATCGTGGTGTTACATTCTGGCATAATCCCGGACTTGTCGGAAATTATGAAGCAGATAATTCTATCTATAAACGTATTCCAGAAGTAGGTGAGTAAATGAGTAAACGTTCACAAAAACCACAGCCACCTTGGATTGATTCCTATGATTTAACTAGGGCAACTTATGCTAACTGGTTTAATCGTCTGTATGATGTAGCGCTTGCAAGATTCAAATGGGAAGGGCTTGAAGATTCTCCTTTTTTGGATGAACGATTCATTGAACAGTTCTTGTTCTGGCAACCTTTAATGGCTGGTTATCATGACCCTGTTATGGGCAACTTGATTCTTCCTGCTATGCCCAGTGATAACTTCGACATTATTGGCGACCCTAAATATGTTCGTGCTTATGGCTACAATTCTAATTATCAGAAAAGCGGCCTTAACAAACAAAACTGTGCTTATCTCTGGTGTAATATGCGCCGCTCTCCTGACGCTATTGTCATTAAACAGTTTGCACAACGTCTTACCAATATAGACAGAACGATTGACTTAAACCTTGCTGCACAGAAAACTCCCCGAATTGCTTATGCAAATGAGAATACAAAACTTTCTGTACAGAATATGGTGTATCAGCAAGATAAGTATGACCCTTGGCTGTACGTTAAAGGCAATCCCTCCACTGATGATATTAAGAACATGATTGGTGTTCTTGATTTAGGCGTTCAGTACATTGGTTTGCAGTTAGAGCAGCAGAAAAAAGAAACTCTTGCGGAAGCTCTTACCTATTTAGGTATTGAAAGCAACTACAATATGAAAGCAGAACGGCAGTTTACTACTGAGGTTCAAATGACTTTAGGTCAGGTAGAAGCAGACCGTCTTTCTCCATTGTACTCTCGACAAAAATTCTGCAAGGATTATAACAGGCTCTTTGGCACTAATATCTCCGTATCTATGCGTTCCCAGCTTGAATTAACCAAGATTATGGAAGGGCGCGAAGATGAAGAGAATTTAAGCGATACCAATATTGAGGATGGTGGGGATAATGAGTAAGTACACAACTCAAGTGCGCTTTATCTGTGAATCAAAAGCAGGTATTGTTGAACCTTACACCAATGTTTCTTATTCAGAAATTATTGAGCGTGCTCGGCCTAAAATCTTTAATTTTAGTTATCCTATCTGGAATGAGAATAAGCGAAAAGAGCTTGAAACCAATATTCTTAAACATTTCTATACAAATGAAATTGGTTCTGAAACCTTTGGCCTTTGGCAGCTGCGTCTGGATGACTGGATGAACAGCCATATGCCTTATTATAACCCCCTCTTTGAAGCACTTGATAAACAGTATGAAATGTTCTTAACTGATGATTTCTCCATTACCAGTGATGAAAATACTGAACATCATGATGTGAATACTGAGGATAGAACCAAGAACAGTAAGGTCAATATTGACGGCACCAATAATTCCAATTATACTTCCAATTCTAACAGCAATGGAGAGAATACCAATACTCACACTGATACTCCACAGGGTAGTCTTGATAATTTTCTTGCTGGTAAGTATATGTCGGATGCTGACCATAGTAAGGCAAGTTCTGCCAATGATTTTAACTCTAATGCAAATTCCAGCAGTAATAGCAATACCACTCAGGATGATAAAAACAATACAAAAGAAAATCGTGATGGCAATGAGCATCGGGTTCTTGACCATGTAGAAAAAGGTTATCGTGGTCGCTCTCTAGTATCTATTATGAACGATTATATGAAAGAAAACACGAATATCTATAATTGTTTATATAGAGATATGGAAGTTCTGTTTATGCGTTTATGGTAAAGAGGTGATTAGGTTTGAAGTACAATCCTTTGGACAAACTTTTCCGTTCTGTAATTCCTGTTGCCTATGATGATAGCATTAGTTACTATGAAATGGTATCTAAGGTTATCGAGGTAATGCAGCAGTACATTGAAACCAGTTCCATTAGTTATGCAGACCCTATTCAGTGGGATATTACCAAACAGTATCCTCGTAACACGGTTGTTGTCACTGTCAATGGTGATGGATATTTGAGCACTCAGCCTGTACCTATTGGCATTGATATTGATAATGAAGATTACTGGACTAAGATTGGCAACTTCTCTGAACTCTGGGGAAGGGTTAAGCTCGCTATCACTCCTGTTGATGAAAAGCTGAAAACTACTGCAAGTGCAGCGCGTGCAGTTAATGACCTTGTATGGCTGAATAATGATTTGTATGTTATTACAAAAGCCATGGATGCTGGTACACTCTATATTGAGGGTACTAACTGTAAGAAAACCAACATCGGTGAACAGCTGAATGACCTTAATACTAAGGTTGAGAATAATAAGTATAGTGTTGATAATTCTATTGAACAAATCAATACCAATATTGAACAAATCAATACCAATATTGAAAACATTAACACTAATCTTAATAAGAAAATTGACAAAGACACTGTTGGAAATCTTGACCAGACTGTCAGCGGTGATATGAATCAGACTGTTGATGGTAATGTGACGGTATCTGCAAAAAAAGTAGAAATCTTTTCTAACGGTGGAAAAGCGTTTACTGCTCATTCGGGTGTTACTTCGGTCGGTAACACTACAGTCCCTACATATATTTATGGTAATCTAATGTTGGCATCAGCCTATGAAAAAAACATTGATGATAATTATGCTTATGTTTCTATTGGAACCATTAGCGACCCAAACACAAAATTTTTAACAAGTCGCACTGGTAAGATTCCTAGTTTTGTTGAGCCATCTCCTGTTAGCATTGAAAAATATCAGACGCTGAAAAAAGACGGTACTGATGACATTACTGCTACCATTAACACTCACACTAAGAATGAACCTCTGTTTATTCCTGCTGGTACTTATAAGATTAGTGCGCCTTTGCAGCTGAAACATAGCCTGTATGGCGCTGGTTCTTCTCGTGACCCTGCTCGTGGCACAAGTGATACTATCTTGCAGTATACTGCTAATCCTACTGCATTTGGTAGTCAGGGTGTTATTACTGTATCGGGTGATGATGTAACTGGTAACATTGTTATTGCTAATCTGGATATTACTTGTAGTGGTATGATTGGTGGCATTGTATTTACTACCGATAAATACACTGATAACAGCATTTACAATGTAAGTATCAATAAGGTTAAGTCCTATGGTGTTTACTTGCAGCCTGCTAACAGCACTTTGAACCGTTACTGCTACATGGATAATGTAATGGTATGGGGATTTAGCGATAATGCTCCTGTGGAACGTTGGGATGGTTCTGTTGCATTTTTCTGGGGTAATAAAGCTCCTGATTGTGAATGTAACAACCTTGTCAATATGGTATGCCAGATTGGTTTTGACTGCCGTACTAATGTATACGGTTGCAACTGGACTAGTTATACTGGTATTCCCTCTGGCGGTACTGGTGGTACTGACGCTAATACTTGGTGGAATAACTCAATCGCTTGCAAGGTTACTAACAATGATATTCATGTTACTAACTTCTATGCAGATACTTGCAAGTATGCTTTTGTATTCGATGGACCGGGAAAAGCAGCAGCTTACATCAATAATCTGATTTATTCATGTAATGACGGAACTGCTACTACTGCTACTGGTTATGCAGCTATCACTCTGATTGGTACCAGTCCTAATCCACAGTTCATTGTTAATGGTGGCATTATCAATCGTTCCGCTAAGGTTAGTACTACTGTTCAGTCGATTGGTACTTATCCTGTTACTAATGCTGTATGTAAGCTTGATGATGTTTACATTTATACAAAGCGTGAATATGTCTTCGGTACTGACGCTGTAGAGCGTGGGCAATATATCTGCGTAGCTGGTGAACATCGTTACATTGACTTGGCTATTACTAACCAGACGCAGTATACGGTTGATGGTCAATCCGTAACTGGCGACCCTGAACAGTACAAGGCATTTGCATTTATTCCCGTTCCTTCTGGTGGTTATACTTCACAGGGTTCTATCCGTGTGATGGATAGGAACAACCTTGACTTTACTGTTTATCTTAGCAATAATCCTAAATCTGGTGACTTGTTTGCAATTAGCGCCGTTGATAATCGTAAGCTTAATATGGCCATTTATAAAGCGCCCATTGGTGCAGACAGGACTGTTACTTGGGATGTAGTTGATGACTTGAATGCACTTTATTATACTAATGATAGTAACGCAATTATCCTGTATTTCAAACGTCCTGCATCTTATGGTGTAACGGTTCAGGTTTCTGGATTTATGGATGGCAACTCCCCTGTTATTCTTGACCGTATTAGAAATGAAGATGGCACTCCTATGGATTATCCACGTTGGAATAACAACAATGGTATGACTGCTATTAAGGTTCTTCGTCCTAATATTACTTAACTAATAAAAACACCCCTAGGTGGTTATCCACTTAGGGGTGCTTTTATTTAATTAGAATGGCAAATCATCGTCAATGTCAGGTGGCAATTCATTGGGGAGCTTGTCAGTCATCCTCACTTTCATCATCGTCATCTTCATCTTCCTGCAAGGAATCAAAAGCGTTAAGAATAGAATCACTCATAACTTTACGAAATTCCTTAGTGATGGGGTAGCAAATATCATGCCATTCATCTTTCTTATTCTTTGCACTGGGCATTGCTACAAACAGACCTTTGCTGCCGTCCATAATCTTAATGCCAGAAATGCAGAACACATTTGCAAGCGTAATGGAAACCATAGCACAACAATTAGACTTCTTGTTATTGATAGGGAAGATACGAATATCAGAGATGATGGAGGGAGCGGACTTAGCAGAATTGGTGGCCTTAGCGGATGCTTTCTTGTTAGTGTACATAGTTAGTTCTCCTTTGTTAAATAATGATAAGTAAGGAATTTATATTGAGGACAGTTTTTATACTGGCCGCAACAATCAGTTTTAAGGTTGTACTCTTGGCGCGACACTCTCATACCCTCACAACGAATGTAATTTGTGGTATGAGAAATATAATAAGGACATGTAGCTCTTCTACTGATTCTGTAAGAATATTTTTCTTCCAATTAAATCATCTCCTATCACTCCATTCCCACTGGAATATACTTGCAGGATTGCCATCAATTAACATAGCATATTCTTTGTCAGATTGCACTTTATGATAAGTCCCATAAAGTTCTTTATCATTTTCATCATGGTTTATGCTAACAACTTCGGGCAAATAATCTATATAGGATTCTCCACGCAATGAATAACAGAATGAATAATACATTCTATTAACAGGGCTATTTGTTGAGCGTAATGTATAGCCACAAGGCTCTAGTACAGTTACAGAATATTCATCTAAGTGGTCTGTTTCTCCATTGTCATCCGTGAAATCCCCTATAATATGTGTTCCGGGAGTTTTACGAATAAGCTTCTTGTTTATGGATTCATCATAACTGATATTAGGACGAAAATATTCTTGTACTAGATACTCAAAATCTTCATCGTTTACTATTTGCGTAAACAATTCAGAAAGCTGTTTCTTGCTCGCACCTGCTACAGTAGCCTTAACTTTTAAGTGTTTATCTGTATCCAAGTATGTTGCACAATAGCATTTACTTCCCCATGTTACAAAATCCTCATAGTGACCATCAAAGTCCATAATGCCAAAATTGTAACAATCTTTATTCTCACTGTTATTGAGAATATTATCATTGAATCTATCAACGGCCTTTTGAACATTCTCATTGTAACCTACAAAATAGCCACTGTCTGTATCATGATAAAGAGGTTCAATGCCTTGGCTTAATACTAGATAAAGCATAAAACAAATAAGATGTAATCTACTGTAAGCAACTGTGTATAAACCATCTGTAAAAATATTTAGGGAATTTCTAGATTTAAGAAACTTAACCCCAGTAGGAATCCATTCAAATTTATCACCGTCCCCCTGCACGCCAACTTCCTGTCGCAATGGCTTCATAGCTGAACAGCCATACTGACCATTCAATCCGCCTTTACTTGCCATTAAGGCAAAGTGGACTAAATCTTTGTTATGGGTATTCATTATTTCTTGTGCCACTGAATCATCATAAAGCTGTAATCCCTCAAATGTAAAATCGCTTAGCGTTTCTGTATGGTCGGCAACTTTATGTTCAAGTTTTTTAAATCCTGTCTTTTGGCGTGCATAATATTTAACTGTATTCCGTAAAGGCTTGTTAATAAACTTATGGGCTGTTGCATAATAAAGTTCATCACATTCTGAACTACTATAATCATAAAGCATCTGAATTAACATAAAGTCAATATCACAGCCATGAAATGTAAGTTCATCTGCTTTGACTACTTTACCATTGTCGAAGTTACCATTTTTAACATTGGTGCATTTAGATGTACTGATATAACTGTAAATACAGTTACCAAAATCCTTAGCATTAATATTATAAAAGGTAACGTTAGCCATAAAGTTATATTTTATTGGCCTTTCAAACAAGATTGATTCACGGTATGCTGCTTGGAGGACTGAATAGAATTTAACATCTTTACATCCAAATAGCTTAATCCGCTGGTCGGGATAATCGAAGAACCCTGAGTTAGCGCCGCTTTCGCAGCCAGATAAGAACTCATAGTTTGCAGACTGGAATTTTTGGTAACATTCATTAGGATTAACCTCCTTTCTCCATTTGTAAGGAAATCGCCTACCATACATTGCTGATGGGTGCATAGAACTTGCATCAAAACACCAGACATCCTTAAATATTTTACCCACTGCGTAAGGATTAGCATGAGTATAGCCACCTGCAAGACAGTCCTGAAAGAACTTCATAAATGGTTCATTGTTCTTGAGTTCTATTGCTGCTGTGAATTGCGCAGTATGAACTTCTTTATCGGTAGCAATATTTCTGTTAAGCCTTGTTTCACGCTTAATCATTGATGTATTAGATACTCCAATATCTGATACTGTATCAACTTTAGTGAAGTTAGCCATATATCTACATAGTGCATACAAGACTAGCTTACAGTCACGTTCATTATAAGTGTATTCAGAATCAGGTAAATCTGACCACCAATAATATTTCTGGTCGTAACCGCCTTTGACTTCTTTAAGCTTAGGAACTCCAAGCTCTGTACCAATAAGCTCAAGGCTTTTACATGAAAGAATCTTGAAGCTATCATAAAATTCAAGATGGTCAAAAGCTGCTACTAATGGCTGGTGCGGAGCAACTGCAATGAAACGTTTAGGATTAAAGTTCTTAATACAGAAATTTATGTTACGCATCATTGCTTCAAATTCATAGCTTAAGTTGTGTACAAAGATTTTAACATATACATCATTATTCTTAGCATCCTCATTGATTCTCTCAAATTCCGAAGAAATTGAATCATAAGTTCTAAAGAAATTATAATCCATTTCATTCTCAAAGTCACTAAATGGTGCATGAGGTATGGGACGATAAGCAAATGAAGCTAGGCCATGAAGATAAGTGCTTTGCAGATGCTCTTGAAGTTCATCCTCACCATATATTAAGGATGATGTTTCAATATCATAACAATATATGATAGTTGAATACTTATGCTCATTACGCTTTCTCACATACAGCACCACCTTCTTTCATTCATGAATATTACCACAAATCATACTTAGATGCAAGTTCTGCGAATTCTTCATAAGCTTTTTTATGGCGCTTTATAAAGTTTTCATTACCCTGTGTAATAGACCTAAGCTTATCACTTGCATCAACAAGCACTTTACCAATCTGGTCAGAATTTCTTAGTAAATTGTCATATTCTGCATAAGCTCTATCCATATCTGACAAAGTGTCAAGTCCTAGCTTTTGACCCAATACACATAATTTTTTCAAATCGTCTGAGGGAATATCCCTGCTATAGGTGCCCATAAGATTGTTAAGAATACCAGAAATTGCTCCCCATTTCTTTTTGCCAAAATAGGAATCTGGATTCCTAAGAATCTTATATGCAGCATCACTATAATTAAATACATCCTCAAGACGATTAGCTACTCTTAATGACCTATAACTGCTTTTAACAGATTTATGCAAGGAATGAATATGCTCTGAATATTTAGATAGATACTCTTGCATAAGCTTTTGTGATGTTTTATCTTCAACATTATCAGCTGCATCAATAAGGTCGTTATACAGTTTTTCAGCTTCATCAAGAGCTGTATTAGCAGTAAATTTCAGAGCATTAGCAACATCAGTAGACTGTCTACCTCTAAGACTTTCTTTAAGCTCACCTGTCACAGTGATACCTGCTTTTCCGGACTTACGTCTTGTTGCACCTATCTTTTTCAGTAGCCTAGTTGCTTCGGCTTGACGCTTAAATGCTTTATGGTTTTGTGCCATTACGCTTAGATTCCTCCTGATATACATTAATATATGCAAGCTGCAATAAATTACAGAATTGATACAAACCACAAGTGGAATCACAATATCCTCTAGGTGGACAAGGAATCTTAGTTATGCAATGAGCAATAGAAATTCTTAATTGGTTTAGATAAAGGTCATCATATTTATCAAGATGAAGAATCATAATTAAAACTCACCTCTATTTGTAAGCTCTTCTTTAATATCATTATCATAACGGTCAAGCAGATAACACAATTCTCTAAGCTGACAATCCTGGCAATCCTTGTCCATAAAGTGTGTTAGCCATGAGGGACAGGCTTTAATATACCAGTTATTGCATAGTTTATTAAGTAGAGTAAGGGTTTCTGTATCTAGGTCTTTAATTGTCATAATAAACCCCCCATTGCTCTGCCATGGCTTCCGCAATTAAGATTTTAGCACTCATAGCGAACACTCTCCACGTTTTCTGGCCAGACAGAATCTAAACAATCACCTACAAAATATTGATTAAATGTACAATTAGACATTGGTGCTACAGAATAATAAACTACTCTGCCATCATGCTCTATAATGTCAATAACCTTACCAATTTTAACAATAGTAATTGCCCTTTTCTCTTGTCCATCTCCATAGAAATAACCATATTCTCTTACATTGTATTTAATGATTGAGCCTATGGGAATGGGAACGTCATAATACATTGTATCAGCTCCTAACATAACACTATTTCAAACTTATCTTTTTCAATATATTCAAAATACCATACGTTATAATAATTAAGCACATAAGGCATATCTTTAACATAGCCTGCAAATCTAATATGATTATTAGATTTTACTTCTATATACGTTGATGACCCTATATTGCCGCATGTACCTATAAGTTCGGAAAGTCGCATTGTATCACCTTCTTATACATAAAACTTAAAAGCTAATACTTCAAATGAATCTGTATCTATATACAAAGAACTAACAGTAAAGAATTTAAATTGAAGCTTCGCATACCTTGATTCTAAATTCTTAAACAGACATATCTTTTTAATTGTGCCAGATTCTATAATATATATAGTCGTTTCAGCATGAACAGAACCACAATTAAGTAGAATATCATTGATTGTCATTTTAATCACTCCAATGCTATTTCAACACCAATATCAATTACTTCAAAAGATTTGAATTTATAATAAGCAAAGCAGTATGGCATATCCTTAAACTGTCCTGCATATACAGTTTTATCTCCAACTTTAAGTATCAAATTTGTCCGATAATGAATATTCCTACATACCCTAATTAAATCTTTTAATAACATTTATTTCACCTACTTTCTTAAATAATGAAGAGGGAGAGGGGGAGAGGAGGATTATTGGGTTTAAGAAATTGAACCCCGATTTATTTTTGGGCTTCTCACGACACCCCGGTGGGCGGCACGGCTGGGTTGCTGCTAAGGTTAATGCCCATGCTCAACATTTTTTCTTAACTGCTGGACGCTTTAGCGATTTACAGCGATAAAGTATGTTAAAAATTTATCAATCGCTTTAGAACTCTAAATTGCTAAAGTGTGTTAAGAATTTCACAGGTTGGCAGTTAGGCTTAACTACTGCTAGTTATTTAAACTTAATAGTAAAGAGTTCTAACTAAAAATTTGTATAAAAAATGCACTGCCATTAAAGGCGGTGCACTTTATTCTTTTATCGGTATCACGGTTGATTTAATGCGGTGGAAATAACGCTTGCAAAATCATCCTCAAGATTCTTTTTAGCGGCGCGCTTGCCGGTTCTTGCATCGTTATATAGTCTAACTATTTTTGGCCAATTCCAATCGGTGTAATATTTATAGCGTATCCAATTTCTAAACTTTGCAATATGGCTTGCCGTTGTATGACTATAAAAACCAAATACCCATAAAAAACCAGTTGACCACTGAAAAGCCGCTACAATGGTATTATAGCTTCTTAAAATCAAAAAATCAGATTGAGTTGGATAAATGATCCACGCTTTACAAGAATAAAGTTGTTCTATTGGGGAATTTACAGCGCGGTTACAATCACTAATAACGGCATCTACAATTTCTTTACGTGTGTTATACGTCATTTTGAAAACACCGCCTTTATAAAATCATCAATACTTTCATTGACGTTATTCAAATCGTGCTCAATGATAGGACTTTCAAAGCTAGAAAAACCAGATGCAATAAAACCACTTTTACAGCAAAACATGGGCTTTAGTACAGTAATATTACAACTTGCATAATCAGTATTGCGGCGGTTTTTAGTATCGGTTAATTTTCTGCTAATACTAAAATTGTTACCGTCAAGCTTTAATGTTACGGTTTGCATTTTCATTTTTGTGTACCTCACTTTAATTTTTTGGCTTTTATGCCATATTGAACCGGGCTTTAATGATAAACCCGGCGGAACGTTAAAAGTTTTACTGCTGACTTAGCGGGCGGTCAATGGGAACCGCAACGGCATTAAATACTTCGCGCGGAATGCCTAAAGTGTTTTCATCTTTGGGCTGTACATCCAATACCTGCCATTTTGTGCAGGGCTCAGCGTTATGCAATGCTTTTTCAACTTTTTCGGCATCCAAAACGCCATCGAATTGCTTTACAAGCTCGCCGGATTCCACGGAAAAATCATCGTTAAAGCGGGCATATTTTACGCGGGCAACCGTGCCAGCCTTAACAGTACGAGAAACGCAAGCGGTGCTCTTGGGCTTGTCATTAATCGGGCGCGTGATTGTAATAGTTTCGATGTTGTCGGCTTCGTTCGTGGTTTTTTCAATTTTCCAATTTGTCATGGTGAATACCTCTCTTTTATGTTTTTGTTTTGGAATGGGATTTTCTTTATTTCCCTTTCCTCTTTACAATTATATTATAACATACATTAAAAATAATACCATGCAATTTTGTTTCATTTATATGGATAAATGTGTACTGTTAAATTGATAACAATCGCTTTAGTACTCTGAAGTGGTAAAGTGTGAAATATTTAACAATCGCTTTAGTGCTCTGAAGTGGTAAAGTGTGTGAAATATTAAACAATCGCTTTAGTGCTCTGAAGTGGTAAAGTAGTGTGAAATATTTAACAATCGCTTTAGTGCTCTGAAGTGGTAAAGTGTGTGAAA